GGCCGGTTTGAGCAGCAACTCAGCAACAGCCAACCAGGCAGCCCGGCCCAGGATCCAGCCGATGGCTACGTCAATAGCCAGGTGCAGATCAGCCATCAGGATCATCTACAGAGCGCTGGCGCCGAAGCGCGGGATTGGGCGTGCGGTATCCGGCCTGAAAGCCCCCGCCAGCGGCCCCGCCGAGGCCGGCGATGGGCAGGCCCGTCAGCCAGCACTGGTCGATCCCGCCGCCACTGCGGCGGCAATCAATGATGTACGCAGTTCCCGCCAAGACCGAAAGCGTCGCAGCAGTAAAAACCTGAGCAACAATTGCAGAGACTTTCATCGGTTCAACTCCAACCTAATAATTCTTTTATCTTGATTGTTTATTTCTTTTTCTATTTCCCTGAACCTTTCTCCAAATTGCCCTTGATTTTGTAGTATTTGCGCAATTTGCGCTTCCATTTCTTGCAGCCGATCTGGCAGCTTTATCACTAGCCATACCACCCCCCCAGATGTGGCGAGAATTGCTGCTGACAATACTGCTGCAGCAGTAGCCTCGATCACTTGCACCCGGCTGAACCGGCGAGGGCTGGGCGGGGGAGACATCATCAATACCTCAGAACGCTTCCATTCTAGGCATTAGATCACCGCTTCTAGTTCAACGTCTACATCAATGAAGCCACCATTCTTCTGGCGTTCGCGAGGTTTGCCAACATAACACCAAAATGTACCTGCTGGCACCAGGTCGTTGAAATCGCTATGACCTGCCCATGCCAGCGCCGATAGCGGGAAAGGAACATGGCCACTGCTCTGTCCTAAATAATGATTGCGAATTTGCCGCGCTTCAGCTTGACTTAAGTCAATAAAGGTTAGCTTTATTATATGACCACTACTATCGGGGCCATGTAAAAATGGCACATCGCCAGCGCCGGTTGTTTCAATGGTGACAGGATAATCACCAAAGTCGAAAGCACGACTTCTAGGACGCAGCGATGGAAATACAGCCATTAGTTTTCTATTGCAATCGTCGCGGATGAAACTGTAAAAGGTCCGTTGTCGCTTGTTTTATTAGATTCAAAATCATGGTAATATACTAATTCATCAGCTGATGCCGCACCACCTCGCACTTTTTTACATACAGCACCCCGCGCTGTAATTGTACTGCTGTCCCAGGTAACACTAGGAAAAGTGTAAGTAGTTATATCGCTAGCAGTGTCTGCTGTAATTGTTGGCACTATTGTTTTACCGCCGGTAGTGTATCCATTGCCATTAGCAACTTCGTTGCTAATATCATCCGCCCTGTTATGCGTATCCTTGTTGGCTGAATAGCCACTTGTCACAAGGATTAGCTTAAAGGTATCGCCTTCAAGATCGATTTCTCCTTGCCCGAGATCATCCCAAAATGAGTTGTAAACAAAGCTTGCCATGATGATTAAAGATTTTGCCGCAGTCTAGCCAACGGTAACAGCACCAGGCGTGAACACTGGCGCCACAGTAAACGACGAGCCGGGAACAACAACACCGCCGCTAGCCTTGATGGGGCCACCTAGAACCCGCGCGTAGAATTCGGACAATGCCACATAATTTTCAATAGAATCAACTGGAAGCGTAATCCTTATGTACCGAGCTTTAAACATTGTGTCAAACGTATAGATGCCGTTGCTAGCAAACGTTCCGGTGTTGAATGCTGTAGTCCAGCTGTTATCGTCTGTTGAAAATTGTACAATTCTGTTTTCTGTAAAAGACTTATTCCATCCGCCTGGAATAGCATCTGTCGCCGTACCAATCACAACTTGATATACAAACTGCAAACTTCCTAAATCCATTTTAATCCATGGCTTAGGCGTTGAGGCCAGGGTTGCGGCTCCAGTATTGGCAAATGACCCATCCATCATAATATTACTATCCGCTGGTAGAGTATCGGCATAGACAGAAGATTGACTATAAGTAGGAGACGGAACGCTAACACCTGTCATAAAAAACGTTTTTACTATAAACAACTTTTCGTTGTTGGTTATTACCATCCCACGTCTAAATGATGCCCTTGCTGCAAACATAATTGGGTCCATCGTTACCCCTTTTCCGGTTGTTACAACACCAGGAGTAAACGTAGCTTGTGCTGTTGCGATAAAACCTGGCGCATAGGCCATGCCAAAAAATAGCCTAGTTCTTACCCTGAAACGTGGTCCGATAGGCGTTATCACTTCGCCTGGCGTAAACACTACCCGCGCTCGAAACTGAGGGCCGACAACAACAATGCCTTCACCAAATGTTGAACGTAACTTAACCGCAATTAAGTAAGCAGTCCCGCTATTGTTATTGCCGCAGAATACTTCTTCTACGCTTGGCTTTTCTACATATTTCCAGGTACTGCCTGGCAATGTAAACTCCTCCGCATTTTCGTTGCCGCTCCATACAATATCTGGCACTGGAAACGACTGGAAAGTACCGTTTACAGATCTGTAATGATTTAGTATTTGCAGCATTTCTGCTTCGTTTACTGCGCTATAACTTAGTTCTACAATCGAATCCGTTGCAGAACTGGAATGCCGCACTCGACTTTGCTTACCACTCATCGCACGATAAGCAGTATGCGGATATTCTGCCGGCAAAAATTGCGGACGGCTGCTAGGAATAATCGCTGGATACGTTGTCATAAAATTTCAGCGTAATCATATAAACTTTGCCACGGGCCGCCGTTATCACGATAGCGACTCTTGCTTACCCATACAGAGCCATCAACGCCAATCCACCTCTGAGGCTCATTTCCATTCGGACCCGCAAGCCTGATCTCATCATATCCATCGCCAGCATCTGCAACATATAAATAAAATTCGCTAGGATACCATCCACCAATAGGGCCTATAAACCCACTGCGCTTAAGCGATGCTTCCCAGTACAGCTGAACTTCGCGGCCTGGCGGCAGATTATCAATAGGCCTATCTAACACTTGCGCATTCCACCCTTCTTCACCGCATCGATATTCTCCGCGTACTGGGGGTGCATTACCCACTCTAATATCAGCGGAACCAATAACATAATACCTTCTATTCTGTCCGCCTTTGCGTTCGTTGCCCTGCAGCCAGCGCCACACCGGCGGCGGGTTGCCTTCGCCGCATGGGTTCTCAGGCATGTACACAGCTGATCCAGGTTGCACTGGCCCCGGAGGGAAGATCCCCAACGGCGCCGCAGGCTGATCCAGGCCATCTGACGGCACAGCAGGAACATCAGCGCTATATCCGCCGCCGCCGCCGCCGCCACCTGGCATGGCACTCCCAGAAAGAGCCACCCCTTCGCGGCCAACATCATCTGGCAGCGTTTGATCATCAGGCCCGAATAGATCACATGTCGGACCGGTGCGGTTGTTCGGCAGAATGATTCCCGTAGGTTGAACTGCCAAAACATCTTGAGTAATCAGGCTTCTCCCTTCGCTATCTATCGGAAAATGAACCAACTCATAAACAGTTTCACCTGCTAGGCTTTTGCTAATTCTTTCAATTTGATACAACCAATCATGAAACGATTCCTGCATGTTTGGTGTTTTGCGCTTAATCCTTACCCTTACTACATCGCCTTGATTCAAAATTCGATTATGGATTTCAGGCCTTGCGGTAAGTCTTGCAGTATGATGACACCGCAAGCGGCGGCTCACTAGATACGCTCCACTTCTGACTGCATGAAGTTCAGTTGTGCAAACACGTGATAAATCATGCGATTCGTAAGGGCCGTTTACCGCCTGTCCCGCGAATCGTACTTCCGCAGTCCTGACCGTATCTATATCATGCCCGTCAGGATGTTGTCGCCACATAATATGCACGGCAAAAGGTAGCCTATCCGCTAATGGCGTTACATTAGCCTCAAAGCTATTAGGCATTATTACATCATCTGTGAACGTATAGACCGGCTCGATCGGATCCGTAATTAACACCCCCGATTCTGTCACCGGCAATACTGGCCGAAGACCTTTTTTCCCATTGTTGTTAGTCTCGCGTAGCAGAAAATATCTGCTCCATTGTGCAATAAAATCAGGTACATTATTGCTATCCTTGAACTCACCATTGCATCTGAGCCCATATCGTTCTAAAAATGCTGCCGACATGGTGAACGCAGGCACGTCAATCAAATCAGCTGGTACCCGATATGTGTTTACAATTGCCCACAGCACCAAATCGCAAAAATTATCACTTGGCCCGTATGCATTATCATACAGCCTTTGTACTGGCATGCCGTTACGAATAAACGCATGCACTTGTAGATTCCAGTTATCATCTCCATCGGGCACTGTAATCTGGTAACTTAAAGTAGATATGCTTTTATATGTACCAACAGACCCGCAGTATTGTGGGCACTCTGGTGTATCAAATCCAGATACCGGTACGATAAAGTTTCCAGGATCCCACGTGCCAGCTCGACGATTGAACGTCTGCACATAGCTCCCTACCCTGCATTGCCCCTGATATAAATCTCGCCGTTCTATCGGCGCGATCTGACCTTCGCTCAGCACCAGATGGTATGACGCCGTTACCGCATTGGTTGTTTGGTTGTTGGTAAACCTGGCTTCAGTAGCACGAGGCGAAATCATTACACCGCCTTCTTGGCCTCGTCGACGCGCGAACACAATTGGCACCGGCTCGCCAAGCCGTGCCGCTTCCTGGGGCCTGCTCAACTGGCTGGTGCCAACTGCCGCCGCTTCGGTAGACGGTGAACCCACGACTGTCTGCAGCGCCAACAGCGCTAGCGGATCCGTCGCCGCCATCCACGTCATAACACTGCCCCCTGCCCCATGATCGCCGTCGTCAATGTACGAGGTGGAAACTGAGCACCTACTGGCGACAATGCAGTGCCTAACTGTAATGTCATTGTAGTAGCCCGCATGATCCCACCAACAACCTGACCTACATATCGCCCGATCAATGTCTGCGAATCTACAGGAACGATATTGCTAAATTCAGAATTGAATTGATACAACATCATTTCTACAAAATAACCGTTAAACATCGCATCTTCAAATGCCTGCTGCACTAACGGTGTCGCTGGTGCTGTTACCGTAACGTTGGTTTCATCGCCGCTTACTCCAGCTGTGAATCCATCTGCCGTAAACTTTACATAAATCCATCTATCGCCATTCCATACTATTGTACGCTCGCTAGAATATCGCTGCCAACGATGTAACGTTACGCTATCAGTTGTAAATATCCGCAGATATTGTATAGTTGCCCTGGCCATTAGCGTGTGCCCAATGCTATCCGCGCGTGCGGTGTGCGCAATCTACCGAGGATTCCCTCAGCCGTGGCCTTCATTGCATTTTCCAGGTCGTCGTAACTCACCATTCGCCTGCCATCAATCTCAGTGACGGGCCCGGTCAACCGCGGGGCGATGACCACTGTTCCGATCGATGGCGCCACCTGCCCCTGCGTAGAGGGCGGCTGAGCCATCACAGGAGCAGATCGTGATACCGGCAGCCGGACAGGCGCATCCATCGACTGCCGGCCTCCAATAGCTATGGATCCGCTACTGCGCTCCAGAGCCTGCTGTCCCCTCCGGCCGGCCACAATGTTGTTGGCAAACATCACAGCTTTCGACTGCGGCACCACGTACTCTGGCTCCCCTGCCTCCGCAATCTGCGCGATCGTTGGGCGGGTCACAAAGCCGCCAGTGGCAAAACGGGGAATGCTCATCATCGGCAACGGGGAAATATCTGGCCCCGGAAGCCTGTTAAATTGGTTGATTAGCTGGTTAATTCGACTGGCCACATTATTGATTGTGTTTGCGATGCCCTGCAAAAATCCGTTAAAAATTCCGCGGATGCTGTTGACAATGTTTACCCATATCGTCTTAACAATTTCGCCCACTTTGTTCATTGCTTTAGGAATAAAGCTTGTAACAGCATCCCAAGCGTTATGAATTGGAGTGGCAACGTAAAGGCTAAAAAATTCGCCAACCGCTACAAACTCTGCCTGAACTCCTTTGCCAACAGCAATAAGTTCGGACCTAAACCATTTCCACATTGCAGTTATAGGCTTGCGTAACACTTCATCCCAAAGATTAATCCAGGGTTGCACAAAAGTGTCGTATAAAACATTATTGATAACCGTCAGGAATGTTGAAACCTCAGCTTTTATCCATTCCCATGCTGCCGTTACAGGTTCGCGGAGCACGTTGTTCCAAAGATTGATCCACGGCTGCACATACAACTGCCAAACGATAGAATAAAGCGCCGTAATTGCCGTAATAAATACTGCTTTCATATAATCCCACATCGCAGTTACAGGATTGCGTAACAGGTTGTTCCACAGGTTAACCCATGGCTGCACCAGTAGTGACTGCAACGCTGCGGCCAACCACGACAGGAACCCCATGATCGGCTCTCGGAACGCTATCGCCATCGCCACCACTGCAGCAACAGCTATCACCGTCCAGCTCGCAGGTCCCGAGAAAAACGCCAGCAGAGCCGGCACAAGTGCGCTACTCATCCATGCCAGCGTTGGAACAAAAGCCAGCTGGAATGCTGCAGCCATTGTCAAGCCTATTGCTCCGATTGCCTTAACAATTGCCCCTAACGCACCCACGATTACAGGCGCCCATCCTGCAATCAAACCAGCCAGATTAAGGCCTCCAATAATCACAGCCGCGCTCTTTAGCAAAGTAATTGTTGCCATGATTCCCGGTGCCGCTAATACCAAGGCAGACGCAGCGGCACCGAACAGAATCAACGCGTTGGTGGCGCCTGGCATCCGATCGGTGAATCCCATCACCGTGCTCAGCACGCCATCAAGAATGCCCAGCATGTTGCTAAACGCAGGCAACGCACGCTCGCCGGTTTCAATCGCCAACGCCTGCTGCTTATTGGCCAGCAACTGAAGCTGGTTAGCAGTCGTCTGAGCACGCACGCCAAATTCTCGCGTCACCGAACCAGCGGCACGGGTCTTGTCATTGGCCAACGTCAGCACGCGCTGCAGTTCTTCCAGGTTCCCCAGCAACGGCGCCAGGCCCCTGGCTTCGTCACCGAACAAGCCACTCAATACCGACAACTGCTCGCCCTTGGGCAATGATCCGATCCTGCCCAGCACCTCCGTCAGGAAGCCTGCTCCATCGCTCTGCAGTCGCTCAGCAAAACT